GTTTCCCAGTCACGATCACGCATCCCCGCTTTGGGCTATCTGGGGGCAAGACAGGTATGTAAAAATCGCAAACATGGCGTTATCGCATATCGGGGCTGGATCTATCGAAAGTTTAACAGAAGACAGCGCAGAGGCTGAAGCTTGCGATCTCTGGTTTGATTACAGCCGAAAGCAAGCTCTAGAGGCCAGTGATTGGACATTTGCACGTCGTCGTTTAACTCTAGCTGTCGACGCCGACGATCCACCCAGCGAGTACAGCTATCGATATCAGTATCCGTCTGACTGCGTCAATATCCGGCACTTGGTCAACCCAGCCGGAAGAAAAGCTTATCCAGTGCCGTATAAGTTAGAGCTGGTATCAGATGGGGTAACCCACAGACAAACGATCCTAACTGATCTACAAGACGCTGTCGCGGTGTACACTATGGATATCGACAGTCCAGATATCTACACTCCGTTCTTTATCGATATGTTGTCTCTTGCCCTTGCGGCTAAAATAGCTTTTACAGTGACCGGGAAAAAGAAAATACAAGATGATATGGCAGCACGGTTCCGCGAGATGGCAGCAGTTGCACCGTCTGTAAACGCCAATGAAGAAGTCCCAGAAGAGCCAGACGACGCAGACTGGATTAAAGAGAGGATTAGTTAAAATGGCGTTTGTCATCCAACCTTCATTTGCCAAAGGCGAAATCGGCCCCGCACTCTACGGCAGGGTTGACACAGCTGCTTACTCGGTGGCATGCCGCCAAGCTAACAATATGATTGTGCACGCCCATGGCGGAATTAGTAACCGAACCGGGTTGCAATTGATCTGCCCCGTCAAAGACATGGGTAATCGCCCAATTATTACGGAATTTAAGTTCAAAGACGTAGACACATACATCCTTGAGTTTGGTAACTTATATATGCGCGTTATTCGCAACGACGGTCAGGTGCTAGAGACCAGCAAGACAGTATCTGGCGCTACACAAACTGACCCAGTAGTCATCACGGCGACAGGCCACGGTTACTCGAACGGAGATAACGTTTTTATCTCAGGCGTGCAGGGGATGACAGAGCTTAATGACGCATGGTATGAAGTAGCTAATAAAACTACAAATACCTTTGAGTTGAACAGCGTATACAGCAGTGGCGCAACGATTGACGGGACTGGGTATACCACTTTCTCAGGGAATGGGTCAGTAGGGAAAGTGTACGAGATTGCTACCCCGTACGCACAGGCCGATTTAGACCAGCTTAAGTTTACTCAGTCCGCTGACACAATGACTATTGCACACCCCACGTACGAAGTACGAGAATTGACACGAGCTGACCACGATGACTGGACACTTTCAACCGCTACCTTTGCGCCCACTATAGACGCTCCCGAAGGTTTAGTCGTGACTGTGAACGGTGCAGACAATGACGTACTGTGGAAATATAAAGTCACAGCCATCAAAGACGAAACTTTTGAAGAAAGCCTTGCAGCAGTAAACAACACTGGCCTGACTGTTAGCTCTGCTACGGCTACAAACCCCGTTGTCGTGAGCGTCACAGGCCACGGTTTACAGACAGGGGATGAGGTAGAACTTATCGATTTCACTGAGATGACAGAAGTAAACGATAGACGTTTCGTGATTACTAAAGTCGATGCCAATAGCTTTTCGTTAAATGGCGAGGATGGCACCAGCTATACGGCGGAAAGTACAGGCGGAGCTAACACTTGCTACGCAACTTTTGACACTTCTGGTACAGTAGCTGCGCCAACAGGGACTACGATCCCGGACAATACGATCACATGGACGGCGGTAAATGGCGCTATCAAATACGCTATCTACAGAGCTAAAGGCGGCAGCGGGGACTACGGCTTCTTAGCGGAGACAGCAGAGCTTACGTTTACTGATGCGGAAACAGCATTACAGCTCACGGACCTAGATATACAGCCTCCGACAGCCAGAAACCCTTTTCTACTATCCGGTAAATACCCCGGCGCTGTCGGATACTATCAGCAACGTCGCGTCTTTGGCGGGTCTACTGACGCCCCAGATACATCGGAGTATAGCCGTACTGGAGCACAAAGTAACTTTTCGAAGTCACGACCTACGCAAGCTGACGATGCGATCACAGCTACTCTCACATCCAACCAAGTAAACCAAATCAGACACTATGTTCCCGGAAAAGACTTAGTTATCTTAACAGACGGTTCAGAGTGGCGAGTAAATTCAGGAGATAACAGCGGCTTCGCACCCGACACACTTAAGCAAGAACCACAGACTAAGTGGGGTTCCAGCCATCTGAAGCCTGCTCAGATCGGACAGACTACTTTATTCGTTCAAGAGAATAATATATCTGTGCGCACATTAAACTATCAACTAAACATTGACGGGTACGTCGGTACGGACCTAACATTACTGGCCCCACACATTTTTGATGACCACACTATCACGTCGTGGGCGTTTACGAGATCTCCTGATCCAGTTGTGTGGGTTGTTCGCTCAGACGGGCGAGGAGCAGCTATGACGTTTGACCAAGAACAAGAAGTCCTAGCGTGGACTAGGTTAAGAACTCTTGGTAACTTTGAGTGGTGTGCTTCTGTACGACCTTCAGCAAATGAAGTTGATGATGCTGCATATTTTGTAGTAAAACGTGTCGTAGGAGGAAACGACGTACGTTTTATCGAACGTATCGCTAACCGGCGTTTTACTGAGCTTGAGGACGGGATTTTTGTAGACAGCAGTAGAACATATGACAACCCACACGACGTACAACGGACGAGTGGTTCTCCTGTCGTTGTTACAGAAGTCGGAGACTACAATTACATTACATTGTATTTTGACAATGCAAGCAGTGACGTAGCAGACGGAGATAAAGTAGATATTGAGGGCATACAGTGGACACCGCAGTTTGATGCTATCGGCAATGAGACAAACCCAAACCAACTCAACGGTACGCGATACTTCGCGATGGACACATCCACGACATCAGCAAATTTAGTTGAGATAGGAAACGGCCTAAACATCACAGGGGTATCTCGTACCGACCCAGCAGTTGTGACTGTAACGGACCATGGGCTGGTAGCAGGCCAGTTTATCGGGATCGATGGTGTATTGGGCCTAGATGCTACACCTCAGATAAACGGTACAGTACTGAAAGTAGGTACGGTTCTTACTAGTGATACTTTCGAGATACAGACCAGCGCAGGCGTAGACGTTGATGGCACTGGGTGGTCTGCTGATTACACAAACGGCGGGAAAGTATATTTAGCGGCAGACGGTGCGGACTTTGAAGCTTACGTCCAAGCGGGTAAGGTTAGAAAAGCTGTCTCCTCGCTAAATGGTCTGAACCATCTAGAGGGGGAAAGTGTATCTATCCTCGCAGACGGTCGTAGCGTATCTCCTACTACAGTGTCAAACGGTGCTGTAACTTTAGCAACCCCCGCTAGCCGTATACATGCGGGGTTAAAATACATCTCTGACATTGAAACTCTTGATATCGAAGCCCCAGAGGGTACGATACAAGGGCGACCCGTTAAGGTAAGTAGAGTTGTGGTACGGCGTCAGAATTCCTACGGTATGCTAGCAGGCCCCAATAAGGACGAGTTGATTATCGTAAAAGAACCTGATATAGTTAGTACAGGCGAAGAGACAAATTTGGTAACAGGAGACCGAGAGATCGTTCTTAGGCCGACGTGGAAATCGAACGGTAGAGTTTTACTGCGACAACAAGACCCACAGCCTATGACAATCCTTGCGGTTATCCCAGATATTGAAGTGGGAAACGATTGATGAAGTCAGAGACTACGTACGAGGTACTACCGTTTTCTATGAAGTACCTTGACGCACTAGCGTATAACTTGAGGGAAGAGGATACGCAAGAGCTGTGGGCCGCGTATCATTACAGCCCTGAGCAAGCTATCATCTTTTCCACAAATGGCCTAGGAGAAACAAACGTCGGTTTGGCGAACGGCAAACCATTTTGCGTGTTTGGCTGTCATCGTGCTACATCACTTAGCCTGTATGGTATGCCTTGGATGTTGGGCACGTCAGAAGTTAAAGACC